TGGTCATAAGCACTCAAAGAACCTACATCAGATAGCTTGTCCTCTCCAAACAATTCAGGAAGCGTAACAGTACTACCAAAGAAAGTAATCTTATACACCTCAGGAGTATTGTCTTTCATTTTAACCCCATCTACTCGTATCTTACCTTTCTTAAAAGTAGCGTGGTTAATCTCTATAAGACCATCTAGCTTTTTTCTAGCATCTATAGAACTACCCTCTGCTATTGTAGTATTGTAGTAATGCTTTAAAACCTTGTTGTTATTCTTAGAGGCAGGTATAGTAAATGACTGGCTAAAGTCTGTAAATATCTTACCAATGTCCTTAGAGTTTTGAATGGAACTTGTTACACTAATAGTCTCATCAGCAAATAAGTCCATTCTTTGACCCTGTATGTACAACTGAATTATGTTCATTTATCTAATTAGGTTTACCTCGTTGAAAGCGTAATCAAACTCTATTGTAAAATTGATTAGTTTATCATTAAGAGATGTTTTATACTCTAGTGAACTTGTCTTAGGTACTACTGGTGTTACTTGTCCATTCTCGTGTACCCAAGCGTGTTCTGTTAATAGTAACTCCTGTATCACTTCATTAAACTGCTCATTAACAAATCCTGTATTTAATACTAGAGACTTCTGAGTTTTAAAGTTGTATGGTATCTTAGTCGCTTTGTTTAGAGAGTAACTTACTGTACTAGTAGTTTCTAGAGTGTTCTCTTTATACTCCTCTTTAGATATGTTAATACTATCTGTACGTTTCTTAAAGAACCAAAGGTCTTGCAATACTCCAAACTTGTTTATAAACGCTACTTTATAAGGTGTGTATTTAGGGTCATCTATACAATAAACATCTAGCGTAATAATAGCTCCTGATGTCGTTTCTATAATAACCTTATTAAACGGTTCTAACGGACTATTAGGTGTTGTTACAGGATTACTATTAGCGTTCTTTAAAAACTGCTTATCTGCCGTTAAAACAGTACTATCGGCACTATATAAGTTAGTGTCTGCGGTTAGGTATTCTATTGTATTACCAAACTCATTTGTTGAGACTAAAGTATCTCCATTAAAATACTGTACCTTAAATACTCCATTCTCTCCTGTCAATATAGGTATATGTAATTGCTCTGTACAATTATGATATATAATAGTATTTGTCTGTAATAAGTCTCTGCTTAATTCAGGGTTTATCGCATCTTGAAAGTATCCATAGCCAGTAAAAGCTATACCATTACCTACCAAGTCATTATCTGAGGTATTATCATCATACGTTCTAACAACCTCCCATCTAACCCAAGCAGTCTGACTGATATTAATATAATCTCCTGTATATTCTATATCAATATAGTCCTTTACTAATTCTGCTATCTCAAAAGTGATAATATCTTGACTAGATGCTTTCTCTTTAAATAGAGTATAAGTAGGATTAGTAGGTTCGTTTGTACCAAATTCCCCTGTATATATCCACAGTCTTAAAGTTGCACTTGTTAAATTTGCCATAATCTATTTTTTAAGGAGCACAAGTTATGCTGAATCCTAAGTCGTTAATTGCTTGTATTATAAAATCTCTGTAATAGTCAGGGTTAGAGGCATAACTAATACCTTGTTGTACGTCATAGTAAAATTTAACCCTATCGCTTAAATCAGAAAGGTTGTAAGGTATATCATAATTACTACCACCACCCAATGTAGCACCAAACTCCACAGTTTTTAAGAAGTTTTTATAATCTAAGTAAGCACCTGCTTGTACTTGGAAAAATATAGGTGTTATGTAACCTGTTGGGTTGTTTAACAATGCGTTTCTTAATCCAATAATATCTGTACTATATGCAGCGGTTCTTAAAGTAGAAGGTGTCCAATTAGTTGGTGTGTATATTGAATTTGCCTCATCTTGAAAAATAATATTAATACAGTTTGTCGCTCCTGCCTCTGTAGGAGGTTGTAAGGCTCTGTCAAAAGTCCTTTCATCACTCCACGACCTAACCTTCACATATTGGTCATACTTAGCACTATCATTGTCATAGAACTGTATTAAACAATTTTTAAGTGTTCCTGCAGCCATAGCTTGTAATGGTGCTAAAGTTGTATCCATAGAACCTGAGCTATCAAACCAAATATTTATTTGAGTAGTCTCCTCAATAACAATAGGTGCTGGCTCAGGACAATTAAACACTACTGAGTATTGGTCATTTATTAATGGTGCAGTAACTACTAACTGAACTAAGCTAGGACTACTAGCAGTCTTATTCAATGTTACTGAGTTGCTTGCTTTTGTACTAGGGTCGCTTGTTGCTATTTCTCCTATTGGTACACCTGCATCTAACAAGTCTTGGTCGTAAGTATCTAGACCTATGTAATTAGTAGTGCTTTGTGTATTGTTCCACTTTAAAGTGAACTTAGCAGGTACATCACTACCTGTAATATCTACACTAACATTGCCTGTTTCATTTGTATCAAAGTTATAAGTAACAACTCCTACATCAGTAGCTACATTGTGAGTATCTCCACAATTTACGTCTATTATGTCCTCTAATACAGGGCAGTTATATTGTCCTGTGTTTGTTATAGTTCCTACTGATGTTCCTGTTTCTGAAACACCTGATATAGTATAGTAAACATTATTAGAATCTAATACTCTTGCACCATAGTTAAATAAACCAGAAACAACCTCTTGTGCTGATATAAAACCTGTTATACTATCACTACATCTTGTTAGACTATAATACAAAGGAGTAGGAGGCACAAAGCATCCAACCTCTCCTGTATCAGTAACTATTCCTACGCTTGTTCCTGTCTCTGCAGTACCTACTACTATATAATCATTTGTGCTAGAATCCTGAACTCTATCATCTACATCTAAGGCTATTTCCCCTATGCTTTGCTCAGTAATGTAACCAATGCTAGAATCCTCACATTTCTGTAAGGCATAGTATTGTGTAGGTTTTGGTGCTACCTCAATATAGTAAGGACTGCGTACGTTTATCTTTTTCATTATGTTGTAAATTCTAGTAAATTGTCTATGTCTAATCCAAACTTCTCTATAAGCTCAGTTGGTAGATTATCAAATGCTTTCTCAAAAGGCTTAGTAAAAAATAGTGAGGGCTTTATCCCTTTCTCATAAATACTCTTTTGTAATATAAAACCTATTGTTCTATAGTTTCCTTTCTTAAACTTTCCTTTCTCGTCTCTTAGTCTTATGTTCCTAGCCTTTGCCCATTCCATTAATGGCTCCATAGGTGGCTTCTTATTGGTGTACTCGTATATCGTGTTATAACGCTTCTTAGTACCACTTACTCCCTTGTCTATAAACTCTCCATAAGGTAGCATATAGAACTCTAGAGAGAATGAGTTAGGACTAACATTCAAATCATATCCTAGACTACCATACAAATCACTAGAGACATTCTTTTTCTGCTTAGACAGATTGCTCCTAGATTGCTGAATAACATACTTAGCAAACTTGTTTAGACTGTCCTGTGTTTGTTTGAAGCTAGCAGACATTTATATCATTCTCTATTATTACATCAAATGTTGCTGCCCATCCTGCTACTTGGTTCTCAAACCTATCTCTAAAAGGCTCTATAGAGGCATCTCCTAGTACTTGGTACTTCTCTCTATATAATTGTCCGATTCTTAGTTTCTGTATTAGCTTATTGACTACAGAGAGCTGAGTGTTTAGAACATCTTGCTCATTGTCATTACCTACAAATATATCTGTCTCTATCTCTTTGGACTGGTCTACTATATCCATTGATAAGATGCTGATGTTAAATGTTAGCGTGTTCTCTGATGAGGTTACACTATTAACAATCATATGAGACAAGGGAAAGATAGTCTGCTTACTTAGGTCTACCTCTGTTAAGTCTCCTGTGGTTACAGTATTGACATTGACATCATCTAGTAGTGTGTCTTTTATGGTGTCAGTTAGTAAGTAGAATCCTCTTATTGATGTGTTCATTTCATTTTGCTTTTTAGTCTGTTTGCTTCTATCTCAGCTTTCTCTTTCTCAAAGGATAGCATCATAAAACATTTATGTACACTTAGTTTAGTGATATTTTCAAATCGTCTAATATCCCCTTGAGCGAGTGCGTAAATTGATTGATACCAACCCCACTTGCTTCCGAATTGAGATATTGCACTAAACTCGTCTCCTCCTGTTCCTCCAAATAGTTCATCATAGCTTGAGATAAGTCTATCCCTAAATGGTAAAAAAAAATAATGGAACTGATGACAGCTTCTAAAGGCATATCTTTCATTACCTCTCCATCTCCTGCTTCATAGTCTTTTATAGAATACTTATCTCCATATTTGTTTTCTATTGGTCTGTAGAGAACTGCCATAGCTCGGTGCATATTTTCCCAGTCTCCTAAAAACGCATCTAAGTCTATGTACTCTCCTAGACTAATATCATCTAGCTTAGGTATAAAGCCATACTCTACACCTTTCATTTTGAACTTAGTTACAAGCTGAGGTTTCTCATTGAACATATCCACCAAAATATTGCAGATACCATCTACATCAGCGTATTTCATTTTAAGAGTGTCCGATAGCTTTACTCCACAGAATATCTCTATCATCTTAGAAGCTAGAAACTTCTCATCTTGGTTATTGTCTTGTATTTTAAGATACCTCTGATACTGGTCTAAAGTAACCTCTGATAAAGAGTCAGGTATTGTAATCTCTACTTTCATATCTATATAACGTATTTTTTAAGGCATTTTAGTTAAAGGTACAAAAAAAGACACCTATTTCTAAGTGCCTCTTTCTCGCTAACTAAACTTACTTATTTAATCAAATACTGCTGCTAATGATAGCAAGCATACTGTTCCTAATCCAAATACCAATATAAATGTTATAAGGTAAATAATATTCTCAGGGTCTTTTTTAAGCCAATTTTTCATAGTGGTATATTTTAGATTCTATTTCGTTTATAACATATTTTGATAGTAAGTCTGTGATGTCTGTTTTAAGACCGTCTACTGATGTGTGTAGTATCTCTATTTGGTCTCCTACTGGTGCAAAGGAATAATTACCATCGCTACCCTCATCAAACTCATACTTTACCTCTAAGGTAACTCCATCTATTGTAATTTCTAGTTCACTCATTGTCTGTCTGTTTAAATTAATAATACCCAAATATATAATCCTTATATGACTTATGCAAGTTATTTAATAACTTTTTTTATTTATTTTTATCTAATAGCATATTTACCATAGTTAGGCTTGCTTAGTACATTGTAAGTTGCATACCTGAAAGCATCTATTAAGTGATTGTTTTTATCTATTGGTATGTTGGTTAGCTTTCCAGTTTTATCCTCAGTCCACTTATAGTTCCTCATCTCCTGAATAAAATGGTCTCCACTAATACATAGCTTGTATCTCCTTAGTACATCTATTCCTGCTTGGATAGAATCCCTACCTTTTACAGTTGCTCTTACTTGGTTGCCCATTCTCCTAAGCTCATCTATTAATCTAGGCTCTGCACTATCACAATATATCACTCCATTGATATTAGCCTCTCTAAGGAACTTATTTATATCTTGGGTAGTCATATGGGTTCTGTAGAGTAATTCTTTAGCATATAGCGTGTCTTGGTCTCTATAGACCTCTACTAGAGTTGTTGGGTCATTAGTATATCCAAAGTCCATTCCATAAGATAAGAACTGAGCTGAGTCAGGTATCTTACCCTCTGAGAAATTAAATATAGTTGCTTTAGATACTCCCTTTTGTCCTAGTCCATATATTTGCCAGTAAGTCTCATCTGTTTCTTTTAGCCTCTCAATCTCTGTTCTGATGTTAGGGTCTAAGAATGGATTGTCTTTGTAAGTAGTGATATAGAAATCACAGTCCTTTCTAGTTAGCACCTCATCATAAATAAAGTGATACTCGTCTGATGGGTTGTAATCTAGTAAGACTTGTTCTTCTGTTCTAAAGATAAGCTGCTGCCAGTCCTCTTTGTTTATCTCATTAGCCTCATTGATGTACAGTAATTGTCTTTTACGCCCTCTTACCTTCTGAGGTATGTCTAAGCTAATAAACTCTATTAGGTTGTTCTTTAGGTTGTATTCAGAGTTAGACTTATTGTGGTCAGCTTCTGAGTAGATGTTATGCTTTTTAAGGATGTCTAAGAAATCTCTCATTACTGTAGCTCTAAGAGATGGAAAGGTCTTTCTACATATTGTTATAGTCTTTCCCTCGTGTCTTGCACAATAGTCAAATATAATCCACAAAAGGATGTTATAAGTCTTACCTGACCTAGTCCCACCCTGATGTGCTATTATCTTATGATTGTTGTTTACTAAACTCCTATATACCTTATTGGTTTGAATCCTCATTAGGGTCTATGATTTCAATTTCTATTTTAGTTGGAAAGCCTCCATCTATCTGATGCTCTTGTCTTTCTACATAGCCTCTGTTCTTACCTTTGGTTTTTAAATAGAACAAGATTTCATTTGTCTTGTTTCCCTCTATGTTCTCAAATAGCTTACCCTCTACATAATCTATCCTAGCCTCATCTACTTCTATTATAGATTGTGCAAATTCCTCATCTTGCTCTTTCCAATCATAATAAGTTCTCCTAGATATGTTAGCAGCTTCACAAGCAGCAGAGATTGTCTTGTGTTCTTTGTATGATTTTATAAACGCTTCTTTATCTTTCATTTTTGTAAAGTTTGTAAAGTTCTATTTATATAACGCTTTTTATTTTAATCTTAATTTGTTAATATCCCAAAGGTCTCCTAATTCATTCAGAGCAGTTTTAAGACTGGTTACTTTCTTTGCAGGTTGCCAACTACCATTATAGTAATAAGAGTTAAGAGAGCAATCAGATAAAGGTATATCTCTAGTATCATCTTTAAAGTCGTGGGTAACAAACAATACTATTGATTTATCAGTTCTCCAACTATCACTTATTCTCTCTAGTAATAGTCTTTGTCCTGTAGGTATTTTGTTATTTAGCCTCTTGACCTCTATTAATATGAGAGCTTCATTATCAAACTCTAGTACTGCATCTATGTCAGATGGGTGTATCTTTCCATTCTCTACTCCTGAAAAGTCTATGGCTTGCTTTACCTGATTGCTATTTCTTATTAGACTCATACTAACTGTTTGTCTTTCTCATACATCATTGTTACTATTTTATTTAGCCTCTTGATGTTATTAGGACTTAGATAGTTTAGGTTTTGTTTTATCATAGACTTCTGCATCTTAGTGTGTGGGTTAGTATCTTGGAAAGCATCTAGCCACTTATCTATATCGT